GTAGCTCGTTACTAGTTCTTTCAAATGTAGACGGTGCGCCAGCCTCGCCTGGAGTCTCTTTGTATTGTCCAAACTCCCACTCAGCATTAGCTAATTGACTCATAGATAGATTGGGAATATCAGGTTTTATTCTTGTAGCAGCCCCGGCAGCTATTATTCCTTGTTTCTTGAGAAAATCTACATAAGTAAAATTGCCACCAGAATAAGGTCCTTCTCTAAACAAAGTTGCTGGTTGAACATAACCAACTAGAGGCTGATTGGTACCAGGAGGAGCGCCAAGGATACGATAACCAGCTCTGTAGGGAGCTTTCATACTTTCGGTATCTATTTTGCCAGTTTCATAATTTACACCTAATGGAAGTGGTGCAGCCTTTATTGGTCGGCCTTCATCATTTAGTCGTATCATATCTGCTTCTGGTCGAGCAACTGGTCTAATACGTAAACGTTTGATTATGTTTCCAGCATCTTTACCAGGAGCAACAATAGTTTCATCTGGACCTTCATACCCAAATAGAGCTAAACGCATACGGCTTTGTTCATCAAGAATAGGAGCGTAACCATATCCTTTAGCCCATTGCATTTGCTCAGAAGTAGCTATACCCATTTTGGTTGCAGCTCGTCCACCAACAATTTGATTGTAGATGTTCTGCAAAACTGCTCCCTGATCTTTTAGAGCAGGGTTGATACTAACAGCAATACGATTAGCAAAAGCAGCCTGTCCATATTCAGTTTCTTCGGGACCTATCCACTCCATACCGCCAGCTATAGGATATTGTTGCATTGCTTCACCGAAGGGAGTCCCGGGCGATCCGATACGATTTCCCTTTGCAAGTAATGCAGTAAATCTATTACTAGGATTTCTCTCATATTTAGCCATTTCAGGACTAAAGGTTGCTCTAACATATTGAGAGAAAGCTTCCATAGGAGAACGTATTTGTGTACCCCCAGGTACCCCAAGTTGATTAACTATAATTTCAGGGCTAATAACACCATGCCATCCTGATGGATTAAAAAGATTGACTGAGGCGCCAAAGGGAGTATTGTAACCAGGAGTTAGATCTGTTACTAAGGCTGGACCTTTAGCTCCTTTTCTACCAACCTGAGAAATAGACAGACGTAGAGCACCAGCTTCAGTTTGAGTATAGTCTATGGCATATCTATTGGGGCCACCAAGTGTAGTTCTTAGAGATGTTTCAAGACTAGCTTGAAATGCCTCCATACTTGGGGGTGCATAAGGATTACGGCCACGTCTTGGAGCGGTTGGATATACCCAATTTCCTCCAGTTGGATTATTCGGGGGCTGATTACTATCTGGGGGTATTCCATGCCCCGTAGTTGGACCCCTACCCACTAGAGCTGGATTGGTTGGCTTTCCAGTTAATTCAAGCTTCGACTTTATAGCAGAACCAGTTACAGCAGGAGAGGTTGTCTGTGGAATTTCGCCAGGTTTATTAGGTGATTTCCATCCCTGGATAGGTATTGTTGCGCCTTTGGTTGCAACTACATTCTGGTCAGCAGTTAATTGATTGCGTCTTTGTAGCTCAGTGGATATATCTTGGTATCTTTTGAATAACGCCGGATCGTTGCTAGAAGTAAACCCTATGCTCTGCATAGAAGCTTGTGCAACTTTGAATAATGCCTCTAAGTCACCCAAAGGCATGTTAGCAAAATTGGTTTCATCTACCATAATAGCCTCATTTCACCATACTAAAAGTATTGACAACTTCACGCACAATAGAAATTTCTTCAAGCCATAGATGAGGCTGATCTATCAGACCTCCTGCTACCAAGGGTAGATTTAGTGCCTGGCATTTCTCCCAAAGGACTAATGCCTCTGGCTTATCCGGTATCTTGACTGTTGAGGCGAGATGTGGCTGAGACTCACTCAGCATCTTTAGCTCAGAGATAGCACCATAATATTCATATAGTGCCTCCCGCAATGCCTCTATTCCCTGAGCTACACTGCTTCCCCCTGTGGTCCACCCCACAAGAGATTTACATCATGTATCTTCTCAACAATCTCTTCTGCAATATCTGGAAATAATTGACCCCAGGCTTCGTCAAATTGTTGCTTGCTCATAGCAAGTTCAGGATGACCCTCCTTACCAGATCGGCTTGTGAATAAAATCTTATCATCTGGACCCATGATATTGCACTCTACCATTGTCATACGAGCTTCTTCTCGATATACCTCAACCATTGAAACTTCTTGGACAAGATGAATATCATTAGGATCATCTGCTGTATTCCATTGACGCTCAAGACGTTTGAATAAGTCTTGTCGTCTTTGGTGTTCATGTTGTCGTGCCTGTTTAATAGTAACGGTTGTTGTTTCACCTTCATTACCATATTTCAAATCAGCACGAGTGAGTTCAAATGTTTTATAAATAGGTGAGAGTAATTTAATAGGCATAGCATCTCCTAAATGGTATTTATACAGGATATGACCGCGCCTGTAGTCGCGTCTAAGATAGTTATGTAGATGAAACCGCAAGAGCAAGTGGTTATATAAACTTCGATATATTCCATGTTTCACTCAATAACCTCCACACTGTGGAGGTGAGGGTGAGAGGTAACTCCCACCCTATCACCTCGATGTGGTTTAGGTTGACACTACTACTGGACTTAGGTAGGCCAGGTATATGCTGTAGTGTTGTTACCAATCCAAATCTCCGCATACGTACCAGTACCCGCAATAGCAGTGCCAGTTACACGGAGCATCACAGCCTGTCCACCAGCTAAACGAATACCACCCTGAACTTGGTACATAACGTTAGCTGCCTTGATACGGATACCATAGGGTTTTGTGGTCGTTCCACAAAGAACACTGGATTGTGCCACAATGTCAAGATCATCAACAAAGGGCGTTGGCACCCATTTCGTGCCTGTAGTCGTTCCGGTTAAGATAGCGCGGTATAGTTCAGGGTCACGCCACTTGAGAACCATATCAACAGTCATCTGTCGACCAATGATAGTAACATCCTCAAGGAAAGGACTACCGAATACCTTTTCCTGCCGAATATCGAGTGGAGCGTTCTGCAGGGTTACGGTTGCTTGAACAACAGGAAGATCACCAGAGCCTAAGCCTGGTACCTGTAAATACCCACCAGCCACGGAGCCGATTGGGATGGACTCGTAATCTTCGTACTCGGTATTTTCGTAGGTAGTATTCCAGTCAGGATCACTTTCGAATTGCGTGAAAGTAGTCTCGTCTGTACCACCAAGACCGAGAACATCGACACGAGCATTGATAAGCCCGTCATTGGGCAATGCAAGGGTCAAAGCAACGATTTTACAATCTCTAAAGGTTTCACCTAAAGAGTTTGCGTCATCTCCACCACCTGGGGTATATTTACGGAAACTCATCCATGGTACATAACCTGCATCGGTTGCGAAAAGGAACTGGTGAGCGTACATACCAGTAACAGTCGCACCTAATACGTCTTTGTTGCTGGAAGTATTCACAGCACCCAAAGCACCATAGAGTAGCCACCCGAGAGTACTTTCCAAGCGGGGATTAATTAGAGCACCACCAGTTGCCATCACGCCAGCGCGGTAGGGAATGGTAGGTGTTGGAATACCACCCACTTCGGGTGGACCCAAACGGTCATCTGAAACAGTTGCTAGATCAACATCAGATGCACGATGCTTGAAGAAATCGGTTGCAATTGTACCCTTAGCTTCCTGAGGCCCAAAAGCGAAAACACCAGCTTGAGCAGTAATAGCCATACAAACCTCCTAGGGTCGCCAAGTTAAGATACGCCAGTAGAGTTTGCCACGCCAAATAAACTTGTCTTTACCACCACTCTCAAAGAATGTGGCACCTTCAAGTATTAGGGTTGACGCAACACCCTCTCCATAGTCGTCTTGGAGGTTACCCAAATTGTAATCTTCTACATTCTTGAGTAACCTACCGTAAAAGTCATAGGCATATTGCATAGCTACTTCTTCGTTGAAGTTTTGGCGCACAAAGAAGGCTTGAAAGTTTATTGTTCCACGCCTCCACCAATAAGAACCACCACCAAGTTCACCTACAGGAAGGTTCTTGATACCGAAGTTCTCTTGATTTGGATTGTCAATGCGAGCATCAATGTATTTTGGATCTTCGTAGTCACCGCCAGATATTGATACTGACACGTTCTTATTTAGAGGATTATCCTGAAATCGGCCCACTTTTACCAGAATCGCCTGTGTTGGATTTGTGTCTGGCACTTCTTCTACCATTGTGGTATCAAGGTGCAGCCTTAGAGCCATTAGTATCATAGGCACTATCTGTGTGGGAACATCCTCGTTGAAAATCTGTTGGTCGGTCATTACTTAACCGCCTTCTGATGTTTGGGGTGACGACTCATTTCACGCTGGAATAAGTCCAGCAAGTACAACATTGTTTTCTGCATTGGGTTATGTTCCGGAGTGCCACTGTCGATACGAGTACCAAATTGTCTTATCTCTGATGCCCCTACAGCACTAGGGAGTAAACAATAAGCAGCACCATAAAGAGCGATACCAATAGTAGCCCTCTCAGGAGGTTCCATAATGGTTGTCTTTTCAGTAGAGGTTGTTGGCTTATTCCAATGCGCCAAGTAGTAGACCGTATAGATTTGCCCTGTATTCAATGCTTTGGAAAATGTTATTGAGCCTTCAGGGTATTCCATCCAGTCATTGATATTCTCGGACCGTATTCCTATATGTTGTCCAGGTAATAGAAATGATCTTGGTAGAACCTCGCCATCATTATTTATAACAGCCTCAACCTCATAGGTATGCTCAGGAAGAGTAAAGGTTACTGAGTTTTCACTGCCTACGATCGTGACTGTTTCTGTCTTAGGTACCCAAGGAAGAATGGCATCAAACGCCATGTTGATAGAATCTATCACCAGTTCGTTTGTATAACCAGTTCCATCAGGGCTTCCCAAGAGCCTATATATCTGATTGCGAAGTTCTTCCAAGGTAGCCATTACTGATTTACCTTATTGCCCTTCACGCGGGTTGTACCAGCCGAGAATACGACTTCGAATACTTCAGGAGCATAGTCTTGGTATCCCATGTAAGCATCCCATGAGAACCGTTGAACCATCTCGAAGTCATCAACCGGGGGTGGCGCATGGAAGCGAGGAGGAGCTGCAACACCGGACACAATGCCATTAGGTCCACCAACAAAGATAGACGCATGTACATTGGTGCCTTTGGAGATATAACCGAACACACCAGGTGATACGGCAGTTGCCATATCAATCATGATGGGTTGGTCTAAGACCAAACGATCGGGGGTTGTTAGCTTCTGTACGATACGGCGGTTGCACATAGTGCCTTCGAAGGGATTAACTCCATTCGTAACATCGTATGCGCTCGTACGACCAAGATGGATACTGACAATATCGTTAACTGCGATATTGGCGATTGAGCCAGTACCAAAGGCGCCAGGAGTGATGTAGTTCACGATACCATTACTTTCCTGACCAACCTGCCAGACACCATCAACTTTAGTTGTTGAAGGATCAGGAGCACCATCACCAGCATGAACAGCTACAGCAATTGGAGCCTGAGCAATAAGTTCGCCACAGTTCCAAAGCACCAGCTTAGGTGATTGGACAAAGCGTACGTTCTTATAGGATCCAACTTCGTACTTGATTAGAGAAGGTAGACCTTGATACTGATTGACGGAAATCCACTCGCCACCTGTGGCAGATTGAATGTCATAGATAACTGAAGGACTGGTATAGCAGACAATGCTATTGGCTGCACCGGACTCACCCATGGCGCTTGCAACACCACGTAATGACATACCAAGCCAGATTTCCATAGCAACTTTAATATCAAATAGATCAGTCGATGCCAGATCTCCAAAAGATACATTAGAGGAACCTTGATACAGGACATAGCCTGAGTCAAGAGCACCTTTGATATAAGCATTACGAGCCAAGAGGTCCATAACGTCAATCATGTGTTGCCCGAGAGCACCCTTCATGATACGTCTGATACCTTCTGAACCGTTCTGCTTCCAGTAAGTCACCATATCGTCATAGACGGTATAGGCGACCTTTCCACCATAACGAGAGAACGTAATCTCGCATTGGCGGGAGTCGATATGGGAAGCTGGCATCCAGATTTGGCGCACAGCTAAAGCTGTGTAATCGGGATGGGGATCAAGCAACTGTGAGAGCACCATCTTGGTAGCTCGTACGTCACCCAGGTTCTTGGTGAACTGGATGGTAGGGGTAAACAGTGCTTTTTGACGGAATAGCGCAATTAGATCGGGGTCGTACCAGGTGCGCTGATTCTTGTCGATGGCTTCCCAAGGATTATCGGTGTAATAAAGATCGAAATCACCTGTTGCCATATTTCACCTCAATACTAAGATTTGTTTTGCATAAGAGTCACGTATTTCTTACGTGCTTCTTCGAACTCGGCTTCCTTACCTGCTATACCAGCGAGGCTAGTCACCCTGTGGTATAAAGCTTCTTCTTCAGATTCAGTAGCCATTTCCTGTTTGCCTTTCGGCTGCGGTGGAGTCGCACCAGACATAACGGTTTTGACTCTTGCTTGGACAGCTTCTTCAATGTCCGTTGCAAAGATTGTCGCATTTTGTTTGAAAGTTTCGTCGTCCTCCGCTTTAGGAATGTACTTCGAAAGCTTACCCAGGTGAGAAAACTCGTTGACAATAATTGCTTGTTGGGAAAGGGTTTTCTGCATTGCATCTCGCTCAGATTTAACTTGGTTCAACTGTGCTTCCAAGTCAGTCTTGGCTTTCTCAGCAACAGCTTTCTGTGCAGCTGTAGTCGTACTAGATGTACGTACTTCTTCAATGTCTACTATTGCTTTGTCAAGTTTCTCTTGGAGTTCCACAATTGTTGAGTCTTTCTTCGCGGCTGTCTTTTGCAACCCTTTATAACGGGCTTCCCAATCCTCCCCGCCAGAGGTAGATGACTGTTGAGATTTAGAGTCCGTAACCTGGTCTTTGGGATCAGGGGTCGGAGTATCTTTCTTCTCAAGGTCCGTTTGGTCTGTCATTTTAATTACTCCATATTAGAAGATTTATAGTGAAACGTGAACCCCACCGACTTGGAACATTTCGGCTAGTTCATAATACTCAACGATAATTTTGAGTTCGCCATTGGTTACAGTGTGACCAGTTACTTCAAAGGCCATGTTATCTGCCTGAGTGAAGAAGTAACCCGTGTTGAATATCGCAAAATTGCCTACGGTATCAGCAGTAAAATCTGTTCCAGTAACAAACTCACTAGTATCACCGTCAAGTCCGATGACGATTGTCGCGTCTGTCGATGCCGACACTTCAGTAATTACAGCAGTGATTTTGCTCAGAAAGGCTTGAGCAGGCATAGCCATGAAGGTCTCAGCTGCCGAGCCACTTAGAGCTTTCTCTACTGTAATCACTTTCGGAACATAGGATAGACCCGAAATATCACCTGGATTGAAATGTCCTGCATAGCGGATCTTAGGTTGCCCTGCTGTCAGAGACATAATGACCTCCTGTGAATATGAGAAAGGATAAAGCGCGAACCTAAACAGTTGCGCCTCATGGTCATTGTTATTGGAATTGGATGGGAGTGGTCAATCTACATAGAAATAGTAATAGTTTCCCCGTTGTAATAACTGTTTTAGATCAACCATCCTTATTATATACTATTTTCCACTCTCCTGCAACATAAACCTCCACATTGTGGAGGCCAGAAAGGTGGTATTCTTCGAGGAATGTGCCATTGAAATTGCTTTGGAAACGATGCTCACCATTGATAGTATAGTATAACAAGAATGAGCCATTGAAATAGATAAGGTTGTCATATTCACCCCTAAGATATACACTAGAAGATGAACGTGCTTCTTCTCCTAAGCCTTGTGTATAAGCTGATTGCGAGCTTTGTGCAACGTCCTCGCAGCGCATGTAGACTGACTTAGAGCTTTCTGCAGTGATCGCACCTCTAATGTATGCTGTTTGTGAAGAGCGTACTTCTGTTCCTTGTAGGAAAGCTCCCTTACTACTGATTGCCTTGGAGGAGGCTTGTAGATAGGAGGCCAAGGAACTACTTGATATGTTCCTTCCAGCCATGTATCCGTGGACCACACTGACCAGGTGGTTTGACCCTCTCAGGTATCCGGGATGGGAAGAAGATGATACATTAGAGCCTCGAAGGAAGGATGATGTTTGAGCATTAGCATAAGCTTTACCTTTAGTGTATGCTTGGTGTGAAGCAATAGGATTGATACTACCTTTAAGATGGGCACTAGAAGAAGATCTAATACCACCACTTAAGTATGCAGATTGTAAGGAATTACCTAACGATTTGCCTACAAGATATGCCCGAGCACTACTAGCATTTGGGAGATAGCCCTTTATGTAAGCTGTAACTACTAATCTAGCTTTGCCATCACCGTAAAGATATACACCAACTCTTGATAGGCTATTATCCTTCCCTTGTATAAATGCAGATTTACTATTTATATCGAATAATCGACCTAAAATGTATACTATCTGTTGTGCTAGTGCATAAGCTTTACCAACTATAAAGGCTATATGACTTGAGATACCACTAGTTTGACCATGTAAATATACAGGTTGTTGAGTTATAGTCTGGCCAGACTTACCACTAATAAAAGCTGTTTTACTAGTTACTGTACTATCTCGCCCTCGTAAGTAGACAGACGTTGTATCTTGAACTTCTTCTTGCCCCTTGATATATCCTTGCAAACTGTGAAGTGCAGACTGTCTACCTGAAATAAATGCCCATAGAGAGTCTTGTATTTCTTGACTACCTCTACTATAAGCGTATATGTACGATATTGCATAATCAAGCCCTTTGGTATAGGCGCTTTGAAGTATATTGACATCTGTACTACCTCTAATATAAACACTAATATTTGAGAGTATCTGCCCAATAATAAACGCAGTTTTATTGCTTACTACATTAGCCCTACCAGTTAGGAAGGCTATTACTGAGCTTACATTAGTCAAATAACCTTGAACATAAACAGGAATTTGACTAGCTGTAGTATTATGTCCTTTTAGGAAGGCAGACCTTGTTGAAGTTTGAGTTATCCCACCAACCAAGAAACCATTAGTAGATGTATTGGCTAATGCTTGACCGTGAGTGCTAGCAGGCGTTGAGTTCTGAATGGAAGAAGAGCCCCGGAGGTATCCTTGCTGATTGTCAATGACAATACTCTGACCTCGAAGGTATGATCCAATGCTATGAGTTGTTTCCGAGTTACCTTTAGTAAAAGCGTGTAGGTTCGATAAGTTAGTATCCAACCCACTTGCAAGGGCGTGGATAGTAGATTGTCCATAGTCTTG